ATATGTATGATTCTCTAACCCGTTGACATTAAGAACTTCAATTTTTTGATAATCAAACTCCTTTGACAATAATTCCTTAACAGCTTTTTCAACTTGCCTGACCCCTTCCTTCGTGAATTTATATTCACCCTTTTCATCTAAAACCAAAGCACCTTTTTCATCTACTAAAGCAGCATCTAATCTAATTTCCTGAAACTGCTCCTGATAGTTTTCATGATACTTTTTTAATCTTTCATAAATCTTGAATAGTTTTTTTTGTGTTTTAGTTTCCTGTTGCCCGATGTTTTGGCTGATTAAATTCATTGTTTGGATTAAATCTTTATAGGTCATTTTTTTATATTTTAAACAAAATTAAGCATTAAAAAGATATCCAAGAAGTGCCGTTGTAGTACCTCATTTGGTTTGATGTAGAGTTGTAATACATTGTCCCGGCTGTTGCACCTATTGGGTTAGTACCTCTACCAATAAAACGTACTGCCCCGTTATTTAAAAAAACAAACATATCAGCCGGGTTTGTAGTATTGTCAGGCGTTGTTTGTACCCAAATATTTGTACCTGCTGAAGTACTATTCCAGTTCTGCGATGCCCTTAATTCAATGCCTCCAGCCCTTTGATAAGTGCTTCCCGTTGTAATTGCGTAACCATCTATGAATGCTATTGCTAATCCGCTCGTCGGAGTATTATTGCTTCTCATTACAAAACTAGAAGCGTTTGTTGAAGTTGATTGTATTGCTAAATCACCAATCAAATTAAAGCCAGTAACATAAGAAGTTGCACCATTAAGCAGGAAATTAGTACCATTATCAACAAACCTTGAATCTGTAACCGCTAACCCTGTTGAATCAAATTTTGCAAGATAGTTTTGTGTTCCATTTACGCCTCCCGGAATTGCGTTTGTAGTTATAACCCCAGTAGATGTAAATCCAAGAAATCCAACTGTAAGCCCTGTAAATGATGAAGCGGACGTATAATTTAAAAGCCTTAATTGACCACTATTAAATAACCGAAGCCGCTCTGACATTGTAACGGAAGAACCGATTGAAACAGTTTGAGCTGCACCCGTATAAATACTTATATTCTCTCCTAAAACTATTGATGACCTAAACCAATTTGATAATCCAGTAGCCGAAACGAATGAAGTTGCTGAAGATGTTGAAGGGGTTACAGAATACCCAAGCATCAGCCCACCTGTTGAGTACATTGAGCCTATATTACTTAAATGACCAACAGAATAATTATCTTGTAGTATTATTGAGCCATTTGGTGAAGATGTATTCCCTGCTGTTAATGTACCTTCAAAAGTCATTAAACCACTCGCAAAAGTCGCATAAGTAGTACTTCCATTTTTATTCGTAAAGTTATGTGTTGTATTTGCATAGATATTTTCAGGGCTTGTGGAGTTACCTATATAAAGCCCCGGTACTGCGTTTTTATCGTATAAGACATGATAGTTTCCTGATGATGCTAAAGCTATACCGCCATTAATACCAATGTTTCCACCTACATCAAGTTTGTGTGTAGGTATAACTCCAATTCCTACATTCGTTCCATTGTCATAAATCTGACTATTTCCTAAAGCAGTTGATGATGTCCATTTAGGCAAATAACTTGTTGTTCCGCTACCAGTTACAGCACCGCTTATATCTGAAGCAGTAATTTGCTGCCATGATATATTTGTTACATTGGTTCCGTCACCAGTTTGAGATAAAAATTTTCTTGTAGTTGTTGTATTGCCTCCCAGCCTTATTGGTGCGCCTGCACTGTTTGAATAAACAATATCCCCAGCAGTAGTAAAAGGATTGTTCATGTAAGTTGGTGTCCAAAATTCGTATGCTGTATCAGTTGAATTTCTTCTTAATAATTGCAATGCGGTACCAGTAACACCAGTAAATGCACTGGTACCATTACCAATTAATACACCTGTTAATGTTGCAGCACCACTACCACCACGTGAAACAGCAAGCGTTCCAGCCCAGCCCATTGTAAGACTAACAGAACGGAGAACGCTGTTTGCAGGCGTTCCACCTAAAGATATTTGTACGTTTGTATCATTGGTCGATGTTATGCCAGCACCTACAATATGGCTACCTTGAATAGATGTGTAACTTACCGTTCCACTTACAGAACGTAAATAAAGGTTATCAGTAGTTTGATTTGCAGGTAATCTTATCGGTGCTGCCGCTGCGTTTGCCGTTATCAAATCGCCTGCCGTAGTCATTGGCGATTCTAAATAAGTAGGTGTCCAGAACTCGTATTGATTAGTTAATGGATGAATACGTAATAACTGCCCACCTATACCAGCGACACCAGTAACAGGCGCAGTACTATTGCCAAGCATGATGCCCGTTACGCCACCCGTACCCGTTCCACCCCTTGCAGCCGTTAGTGTGCCACTCCATCCCAAAGTCAAGCCGACAGCGTTTAAAACGCTATTTCCGGGCGTTCCTGTTAGCGTAAGCGTTACGTTGGTGTCATCTGTTTTAGTTAACGCCTGACCGCTTATATCGGTTGAAACAATGCCTCCCCATGTCGGTGCAGCTGATGCGCTACCTGTTCCAACTTGTTGCAGGTATTGCCTTACAGCACTTTGGTTGCCGGTTAACACAGTGACAGCCCCGGATACACCGCCATAAATCATATCACCGATTGCCGTCATCGGATTCTGCAAAGCAGGCTGCCAACTTAAAACGCTGCCACTCGTATAAAGAAACTTTCCGTTGTTACCCGTTTGGGAAGGAAAGTTTGAAACGAAGGTGTAGGCATCATCCCAATTTGACTGCTTAACAGTTGTAGGCAAAGCGTAACCACTTGCAAAGGTTACAGCTAAAGTACCACTTGAAGTAATAGGCGAACCCGATACGCTAAATCCTGTCGGTACAGTCATCGCTACCGATGTAACCGAACCGCCACCGGGTGAGGCTATGCTCCAGCTTCTATCTGCTGAAAGGTCATAACTTACCCCGTTTATTGTTAGCGTTCTTGTTACAGGTACAAAGTTCCCTGTTGTCGAAAGTTCAGTTATCGGATTCCCTACCGCCATTAAATCAATGTGATGTTAAGGAAACCTGCTGCCCAAGTGTACGCCCAATTGTTAATATCAGAACCACCTTGATTTCCCCAATCGGTGTAGTCAGTGCCTGACATAGTTAGGTTACCTTGTGACAATGCCTGACCTACCACATCATTACCTTCTGCATCCTGCGTTTTGGCGAATAGCTGCCAGTAAAACTGTGCTTGATTTTCAAGGTTATCGTCTATTGATTTCATTGAGAAATACTCTGCGTCAACGTTTGCACCGTTGAACCATACTGGGAAAGGGGTTATTTGTTTCATATATTGTTTTTATACTAATGTGAATGTCTTTGTTACGCCTCCAATTCTCATTTTTATATCTGTTCCATCAAACCAAATATCTCCGTTTGCAGGTGATGTTGGAGCGGTTGAAGATGCAAGGTTTATTTGCGCTGCCGATGTTGTACCTGCGCCCATTGACAACTTACTTGTTATTTTAGCCGTCCCCGTCACCTGAAGACGTTCGCCTGAGTCGGTGGTTGAGCCGAGAAGTGTGTTGCCAGTATTTCTTACTACACGAAAATATACATTATTAAACGTGCTATCTGTAATAGAGAAAACCCTATCACTTTGAATACTTAAAAATATATTTCCAAAAGTACTTATTGTATTACTATTAAAAATAAACCCATTTGCACTACTTCCAATTCTTACGCCACCTGTTACATCCAAATTATACAATGGCGCATTAGTCCCAATCCCAAGCCGACTATTAGTCGCATCCCAAAACATCCCCGTAGCGGAACTGAATGTTACGTTGCCGTTGAGTAATGTTGTGCCTTGAACTTGGAGGCGTTGACCGCTGTCGGTGAACGTACCTCCGTTTTGGAGGAGCATATTACCATTGTGGGCAATACGAACATAGTCAGTTGTAAAAGACCTAAAGGATACAATATAACCTGATGATAAAGCAGTTCCAGATTTAGTCCTTGCTTCAAGTATTAATCCAATATCAGATGAGCTATTATTTGTTATTCTTGCACCAATAAATCCACCTATTGTAGCACTTGAAACAAGGTAATTACTTGTAAAAAAATAAGATGGGCAAAACTGACCTGCTAAAGAAGTTAGGTTACTGATTTGAAAATTTGCATCAGCTAAAGCAACACCAGTTCTTGTAATAGTTAAGCCATTTACGGTAGGCATATCTGCGTTAAGTTGCAATGGACTTATTGGCGCATTAGTCCCTACTCCTAACCTCCCATTTGCATTATCCCAAAACAGATTATTACTACCACTCTGCGCACTCGTTCCTGTCCAATAAGCCACCTGCCCACTCGCACCTGACCCCGAAATACCTGCTGAAATAGTCCAAGTGCGGGATGTACTCAAATCGTAAGTCACCCCGTTAATCGTGAGTGTGGTTGCACTATTGGCAGGGGTGTAGCCGAGTGCACCGCTCACGCTATCGTTCACCCAAAGTGAGCCGTTGTACTTCAACACCTGACCGCTTGTAGGCGTACTCAGTAATACCCCCTCATCGGTGTTGATGTTGCTACCCGTAGTGCTACGAACCATCAACGTGCCGTTATTCGCAGCGTTTATCACCGCAGCAGCAATGACTATGTTATTCGGTGCAGACGGAGCAGCAGTCTGAAAACCACCCGCAACGCTTGTAGAACAATATAAAATGTCACCATCAGCAAAAGCGGATGTGTTTACCCCTCTTATCTTTCCGAAATGATAAACTTTACCATTCGAACCATTGGTAATAGCTTCAGCCGTAATACCCATGTAATATTGTGATGGGTAAGTCCCATTAGCTAAAAATGGTGCAATAAGTATCTTACCACTCGCCCCATCAGTACCCGCAAATCTTACTGCAACACCTTTCGCTATCGTTGAACCCGTGCTATTCTTTACAGGATAAAAAGTATCCTCACCAATCTTCTGTATCGTTCCATTCATTACCAAAGCCACCGTCTCCGATTGGTCATCCCAATACGTTGCCCCTTGGTCGGTAGGTATTCCCGTTGGCGTGGTATCGTAAATAACATTACCAACATTTATTCCGTATTCCCCAAGGCTCACATCTTGCGTTGCTCCTGTGTATGGGACTTTGGCATTTAACGCATTCTGCAAGTCCGTCTGATTGCTCAACGTGCCTGTAATCGTACCCCAAGCACCACCGCTAACATCTACCCATTCGGTATCATAATTGGTATCGCTATTCTTTGCCAATACCTGCCCCGTAGTGCCTCCAACAGGCACACCTTGACCGGGTGCACCGGGTACACCGGGACTATTTACCACATTGACTAAAACGGGTTCGTCTACTATGTCAATGTTTACTATCTCGTCGTTAACTGTTATATTAATATCACTCATGGCTTTGTTACATCATCGTAAACAATAAAATCACCTTCAAGATAAGTCCGAACATAACCGCTGGCAAATACCACGTTCATATCATACAGATATTTCCCTTTTTCGATATTTACCAGCTTGTTAACTGTTATCTCATTATTGCTTGCACCGCCAATAGTTATCGCCCCATCAGTAGTGCTTGCAGTTAATGCCAAAGTTCCACCGCACCCTTTACGGACTTGAATAGTAATAACCGCACCTGTTAAGTTAATAGCGACATTGTTAGCAGTCAAAACGAAAGTCTGCCGCCATGTATCGTTGCGCCATATCTGAACATCATTTTTACCCGGTCTAAAATCTGAAGCCATATCTTAATTATAAATAGTTAATATTCAAAAGTTGTCGGTACCGCGCACCTATCAGCATCGTATGGTATTTCAAAACTCACAGTAGCCCTCACCCCTGCTAAAACATCAGGCGTTTCTTCCCTGAAAAATTGTATGTTGTTATTACCTGTTACGTAAAAATCAAAAAGCTGATAACGTAACTGGGCAATAATGTCCGTACAAATCAGCACTTGGTCAGAAAGCACTTCCGTTTCATTATACTGCTCCGGTAAAACCCTGTCAAAAAAGAAAAGCAAAAAATCAATAGTTAATACAGTCCCGTTAATATTCCCCTGTGAAACATCGTAAACGAAAGCAGGGTAAACATTATCGCTGCCCTTACTCAAAAAATCAAAAACGCTGCCGTTGTACGTTGTTTTTATCTGCTTGTGCGCTTCCGCTATGTCCTGTATCTTCTTTACTAATTGGTTTAGTGTTAGCATTTTTTTCGATTTTAGCTAAATAAATCTTCAGCTTTTCTTGATTTTTTTTATGAAACGTTTTATTTGCCACAGCACCTGTTTATGTTCCCTTGATATTTTTCTTCATACGTTTTACCAGCGCAACAGTCATCATCCCCAAGCCATACGCTAATTGTATAGGCTTCAGCATCAGGTACAACTGTATCAAAGCCGCTGCCCGGATTCTGATAAAGCGAAGCCCAACTAACTTGATTTTGACTTGCGTTCTGCTTTAGGTATTTCATGAGCCTTTGCCTGTAAAATTCTGCCCTTGCCTGATACCTTTGTGCTACTTCTGTAAGTTCTGAAGCACTCGGCTCGGTCTGCCCTTCGCCTGTCTTTTTTACTACACCTTTGTTGTAATACTGATAAGATAAAGCCATTGGCAATTCAGCCATAACCTGATAAACCAAAGTGGGCGTTATATATTCGTTTAACAACGTTTCTTCATCGCAGGTAAGGTCTTTACAATTTATTCCATCTTGCAGCCTATTGTATAAAGCAGTTCCCAACATTGGCAAAATGTAGGCATCCTGTGCAAATAGAATGTCAGGATAAACCAGCTTTGGGTCAACATTAAAATGAAGCCCTGTTCTGTCCTTTATTGTATCAACTGAAATAAATAAAATGTTTCTGCTCATTGCCTTATTTTTTCTTTACTACAACGTTGGCTCTCCATTCGTGCCTACATGATGGGCTATGATAACCGCTGGGTCTTGTCCACCAGCCACCGCCTCTGTCAAAAACGGAATAGCCCAGCCTTGCACTTATTGCCTCAATCTCTCGCCTTGTATATAACCTATCTAACTGCATCAGTCTTGCACAAAATGGTCTTGATGGATGCGCTGCTGTATTCCTTTGACCTTGTGGCACTACCTTTTTCCATTCGTAAGAATATCGCACCTCAATGGTAGTCCGCAAAGGCTCGTCTATTATTTCGTTAATCGGTTTTGTTAGCGTTCTTGCCTGTGTTACTTCATCCTTTACAATTGCACCAATATCCTGCAAGTGCTGCAACCTATCGTAAACAAAATCAATTTCTTTGCCAATAACCTTTGCAAGTACAGCGGCAGGAATTAACGGGTCTTTTTTAATCAGTTCCAATATCTTTTTGTCACTTGCCCCATCTATGCTATTATCTATTACGAAAGCCTCAAAGCTGCTATAAACGGGCTTATCTCGGAATATGTTAAAAAACTCCCTTTGCTCCCCATATTCTTCAAAAATCTTTACAGCTTCATTTCCCTGCTCATTAAATTGGTCCTCCGTTTCCGGGTCATCATCCACGCCAAGCATGGTATTTATTTCAGCCTCACTTAAACCCAATCCACCTGAAAGCATAACCGATGCTTGCTGTTTTGTTATCTTACCCTGACTGAATTGCCTCACTACCCTCATAAGCTGCTGATATTGCCGCCCTGTTAAGTTCTTCAAGGATTCGTTCACATTTGCATGAGATGCCACCAAATTGCCTGTATTGCCGTCAACTGGTGCGTATTTACTCAAATCTATTCCAGCCTTTTCAAGCAAATACTCTTTTGGTGCAATTTGCAATAAAGCCGCTTCGGTTAATTGAAAGCTAATAGGCTCAACCGGAATGATTACTATTTCAGAAGTCGCACCCTTTATAGTTGCTAACTCATTGAAAACCGATTCAATAAATCGCTGCTTATCGTTTGCATACGTGTTTTTGAATATCTCAAAAGCTGACTGCAATTCTGTTGTGCCACCCAGCTGCCCTTCAGTTTTAATACCAAATAACATCGGGCTGACAATCTGATGACCTGCAAAGATGTTAGTCTGTATTAACGTATCAACATTTGCAAAATCTTCCTTTGTCAAATCGCTTTGCCCTAAATCGTCAACTATCGGTTTCTGGTCTGTTCTATCTACAAAAGAAAGTATTAACTTTTTCCCATCTGCCCCTGTAAACCTATCACTAAACCTTCTTTCAATATTTCTTTTCTCGTCAGGTGTAGGCTCTCCATTCGGGAAGGTTACCATTTTTGAAGCACTGAAGCCAGTTTGCGCATTACCCAAAACGTGCTTACTTACCTCTATGTCCGATTCAATGTAATTTAACGCACCCATGTAACCCGGCAGGCTATACGTTTCTAATCCGGGTCTATATTCCTTCATGTACAGGATTTGCCTGCCCTGCCTTAATTGAGAATTAAAAGCATTAATAACCACAGCTTCTTCCTTCCTATCCTGCCAGTCATTCTTAAACCAAAACTGTGTATTGTCTTTATTCGTTCTGATTTTGGTGTAGTCAATATGCCCAACAGAATAAAGCTGCCCACCTGCTGCGCTCCAAATTACTTCCAAATATGCACCACCAAAAACCTCAATATCTGTGCTTACCTTACGGGTCAAGTCTGCTAAACTTTCGTATTGGTTAGGCTTTTTAATGAAAGATTCTGCAACCGGGTCAGGCTCGGTAGCCTTCCAGCCGTTGCCTGTTATATAATTAACTTTGCCCTTTACTATTGCGTTATGCTTTGCAGATTTATTGTAAAGGTCAAGAAGGTATTTAGGGTAGTCGTTATGATAACCAAACTCCATGTAACCGCCATAAGTACCTTTTTTCTCTCGGTACTCTGGTTGCCTTGCCTCTGCAAATTTTAATATAAATAAGTTATCCATGTGTTACAAATTCCGTTTCCGTTTGGTAGCTAACATATCCGAAAGCCTCTGCTTCATTTAATCTCATTATCCCTTCTTCTAATAACCCACCAGTCTTTGCCTCATCCCTATTCGTTGCACTTGCCTGCTCGTAAATGTAGTACCGCCATTCACCCGATGGGCTATTGCTGAAATAGTTATTTACTACAAGGCTAAACTGATTATACCTGTATTTGTATGCGCTTGTGTCTGCTGCATTTAGCAATACAAAGCTAACCAATTGTTCAGGCATTCTGCTTTTGAATACGAATAAATAATTAGGGGCTGCCAAAGTTTGTTTCTCTGTCAGTGTTAATATTATTGTTTCTGTATTGCTTTTCTTTATTGTTATCATCTACACCTAAATAGTATATTCGGCTAATTTACGCAAAAAAGGCTGCCCGATTTGGACAGCCCTTTAGTTATTCATGGGTTAGTTATTACAAGCCAGTAACAACTGAAGCCTGAACTTCCGGAGCAAGCGCTGGCTCTGTACCTGTGAAGGTCAAGCTGTAACCATTTCTGTCACCTCCTGCAACACCTGTGGCAGCTGAACCAGTTGTGAGGTCTATACCATTTTGCAAACCTAAAAGCCAGTACTTGTTATTTTGGTCTTGCACTATAGCCATGAGCGTATTTTGAGCAAGAAGCAAAATTTCATTACGAGTATTTGCTTGCATCTTGTTAATGATAATGTTCAATTCTGGAGCATACTGAACAGTTCCGTTCTCAACTGTGCCTGTGATATTCTCGGTAAGGCTTGCAGTATTTTTAACCAAATTATACTTGTACCATGTAGAAGTGTCGGTGATTGCAGTTACCACTCCTGAAGCCTGTGTTACAGTTGTAACATTGGCATGAGCGATAAACCACACAGCTTTCACGCCACCGATACTATCCCGGCAATCTAACGTAAATCCTTGTGTAAGTACGCAGGGCATATTTCTTGATTTATAATTTTAAAAAGTGGGAGCAGTTATTAGCTGCCCCCGATTATTCTTTAGATGAAGAACTTCACAATCTCATCAGGGAAGGCAAAGTTTACACCAGCTTTAAACTCGTTAACGTAGCGGATTTGGTCAGCTTCTTTAGCGTAGAAGATTTCGAACCTTTCTTCTTCGTTCAACAAATCAGTACCCATATACAGGTTGCTAATTCTTGCAGCTACCAAATCATTTGTTCCGTTCAAGCCTTGAACAGCTACAACCTTTACAGTAGTGCCGGGAAGGAAAAATTCGCTATCAGCTTTGATGTCAAGATTGTAAGCGAACAGGTTAGCGTTTTTCAGGGCAATAGTGTAAAGCCTGAAAACATCCATTCCGCAGAAAATAGTAATGTCATCCTTTGCTACAACCTTTGCAGGTATTGCGGTATAGATTGCATCAAATACGCTGATAACGTTTGCAACAGTTATTGAAGCAATTGGACCGCCTGAAATATAAGTGGAAGTGTTAGCGTTAACAACAGAACCACCAGCAGCGGTGATAAGTTTCAGCAAACCATCAAACTTATTGAGGTTACCATTTGCAGAAGCTGTATCGCCTTGCCATAAAGCAATTTCCATTTGCTCGGCAACTTTTTCAGCTTTTCTATTGCTGTATTGCTCTGCAAAAATCATGTCGGTGTAAGTTGAACCCTGTGGAAGTGCATTTTGCAAAAACTTGCTTTCCAAATCCTTCAAACAAAGTGCTTCGTTAATTTTAATTTTACCAACAGTTACAGCCCTTTGAGTAAAAGTGGTTGTTCCTGAAGCATTAAAACCGCAGCTTGCTCCTGATTGGAAGAAAGCATCGGTGTCCATGATAGTAATGTTTTCAGCAGATTTAACACCTACTAAAACGTTACCTTGATTCTTAATTAAATTAGCAGTCTTGCTGCCGAGTACAGAACTTGTTACCAGTTCTTTCCAGTTGTCTTTGGTATACGCTGCCAAAGTTGATACGTCAAAAGCCATTGTTATTGATTTTTATTTGTTATTAAAATTGATACTACTTTTTAAGATTTTTTGCCATGTCCAAAAACTTGTCAATCTTGCTTTGCTTGCTTTCTACAAACTTGTAAGATTTATCAGCCTGTGGCAATGGGTCAACAGATGGAGTATTACAAAGCCCTACAACTACATCAGTTAGTTGTGTAATTGCAGAAGAAAACTTTTCAGATTGTGCAACTGATGCACTTTCTACTTCTGAAAATTTGGCTTTCATGGCAGAAAGTTCAGCTTCCATTTCAGCTATTTTCTTTTTCATCATTTCTTTTTCCTCATCAACTTTTGCCTCCACTTCCACCTCAACTGAAGGCGTTGCTATGGGTGCGGATACGCTGGTAATAATTCCAGCTTCGTCAACTACAATTTTTGTACCATCAGCCAACTCATGCTCTCCGGCAGGGGCAGGTGAAAGGCTGCCATCTTCACCAATAACCTCAACTTTACCGCCTACTTCTAATTTATCTATATTTACCTTCGTACCGCCCATAAGGACATATTCAGCCAATGCCAAGCCGGGTGCAGGCGCTGGCAGTTCACCTGCTTCGGCAAACATGGCTTTGATTTTGTTTAGTGCTTCTAAAGCTGTCATAATATTAATATTTACAATAATTAGTAATCAGTAAATATATCGGCAAAATAGAAAACCCCACCTGTAGAAACAGGCAGGGTTCAACCTACTGCACAAAACAGAAACCTAAACCAAACTTAAGATTTCAATAATCTTCTGCATCATTTGTTCTTCTTTGCTAACTTTCTGTTTGTAAATAAAATCACCTTCGACGCTAAAGCCTAAAACCTCACCGCTTTTTATCTTATCCCACGTTGCATCATCATAAACTTTGTAAGACCCAAACCAGCTGCCATCAGGTACGTCATCAAAGCCCTGCATTGCCCTAACGCCTCTTTTAGTGTCCTTTATCCAGCTTTCAAACATAGTAATACCTTCAAGCTGTTGCCCGCTGTCGTGCATCAGGTTGACATTGCTTTGATAACCTTTGCGAAAAAACTTTTGTGCAATCTCTGCAATAGTTTGCGGACTGAAAACAACGTAGTACTCCTGTACGCCATCATTTCTATAAATTGGCGTATCGGCTAACATAAGAACACCTGAAATAATCCGCTGTTCTTCATCTTCAATTTTAAAACGTTGCTTATCAATTTGCTTCAGCTTTCTGATTGCCCATTCTATCCCTGCATCTCCTCCCCATGCATCCCACATTAAACCGCCACATCCTTCAGAATAAGGCACATCTTTATTTTGCTGATGCCTTTTAAAGGATGCCATACGGGCTATTGTTTCCCTTGTTAGATTTTCTTTATTTGCGATTTGGTTAGCCCTTGCTTTGCCTGTTGCCTCACCACAGCTACCCCATCCGTTCTCTTCTGCCCATTTTAATGCACGCTTTGCATTGTTAACCGCTGCTTCCGGGTAATCGTTCCAGCTATCTTCAGCAAACTTTAAAAAGTTACGCTGCACAGCAGGTCGGTCAACCAAAGCAACAAAGTCAACTTCTGCGCTGCCATCTATTGCCTCGTCTATTTGTAATTCGTAAATAGGTAATTCTTTTTCCATGTTTTTAATTTATCCAAGCCTCGCAGCCCTTGTTATTCTAATAAGCCTTTCCTGATTGTTATTAATGTCTGATTCTAAAACATACGCCCTATTTGTTGCAGACCCCATTCGGTTAATAGTTTGATTATCCAACTGGGTAACTGTTGGCAATGCTGGCTGTGGCTGAATTGGTGCAGCTGTAGATATTCCACCTCCTTGCCCACCTGTACCGCTTGGAGTTTGAGCATTACCATTTTTGAACTTGGAAATAGAAGCCGCTGCAATTTGTGCTAATTGTGCAGCAGCCCCAATCTTTAACGCTACTGTCTTTTTTATACCCAAAGCAAGGGCAGCCGCAAAAGCTGGGTTCGGTACACCCGGAGGCAATATTGCGGGTACAGCCGCAACACCTGCCTGAACTTGTGCAATCGCTGAAGCTGTTGATGTTATTATTCTTCCAATTTCAATCGCCTTTTGTATTGCAAATATTACGTTTGCTATCTTTTCATTTTGACCTGCTGCTGCGTTTAATATATCTAAACCAGCAAGTACTAAAGCATTTTTTTGGTCTTGCAATGCCTGCTGTGCCGCTACTTCTTCAGCATCTATCTGCATTCTTCTATTTACAAGTTCCTGATATTTATTTGTGTAATCTTGCTCTGAAATTAATTTATTATTTAATGCTTCCTGTAATTGTTCCTGCTCTAATTCGATTGCTTGCCTTCTGAACTCAAATTCTAAATTTTGATTGTTAATTGTCTTTTCAAGCGATTCAGTATTACGCTTGAATTTCTCCATTTCTATATTTTCATCTATTGCAATTATTTCTTCTGCAATAGCCGCCTTTTTCTCTTTGTATTCAATTTCAGCCGCTACCCTTGCTGCATTCGTTTCTTTATCCGCATCTGCACGCTGCTGATTTATTTCCTTCAGCTTTTCATTGAATTGCTTTTCGGTTATTTCTCTATTCGCCAATGCTTGTTTTGCCAATTCTTCTTGCTGGTCATAAACCTGCTTTGTAGCATCCTGCTGGGTTTTTATATTATCTTGTAATCGCTGCAATTCAATAGCCGCTTCATCAATAGCGATTTGCCGTAAAGTTTCCAGCTTTACTTTTTCATCCTTTATCCTGTTTGCGACTGCTTTGCGTGCTTCAATGTCCAGCTTAATATCAGATTCAGTTTGCTGCTTATTGATGTCTAATAATTCTTTCCGCAATGCAACTTCATTAACCAGCTGCTCTGAACGTTGCCCGGTTATTTCTTCACGTTTGCTTTCTAAAGCAGCTAACGCCTGATTTAAAGCTATCTGATTGTCAAGATTATTATTTTTATCCTTTTCGTATTGTGCAGATGCTACCGCTAATTCTGCCGCTTTTAATTCAGATTTTAATTGGTCGGCAAGTATTTTACCTAACCTCTGATTGGCTTCTATCCTGTCCTGTATGCTTGCAAATTCGTTATCCCTTATTTGCCTTTGTTCTTCTGCTTGCCGCTTAAAAATTGCAGCTTGTCTTTCAGCTTCACTCGCTGCCAGTTTTGCGCTATTCCTTAACGCTACACCTTTTTTTGCAGCCTCTAATGTTTCTTTACCATAATCAACTATTGCAGCTGTTGCATTCTTTACAACTTCCACGCCTTTATCAAAAGCATCATCCACGCCTGTAAATACATCAACAACCTCTTTACCAAAATTCTTTGCGGCTTCTGCTGCTTTATCAAATTCTCCTGTAAATACGTTCTTAATAATCTCACCTAAAAACCCATAGGCATCTATGAGGCTTTTAACTCTTTCGATTAGGTTGTTTTTAATTGCCTCGCCTAATTCTTTAACGTACTTCATCGGGTCATTAAAGACCTTCGTAAATAGGTCAACAACCTTCCCGAAATTATTCACCACGAACTCTACCAAATCAGAAAGCACCCGGCTAATAAACTCCCCAGCAATAGCAAAAGCATCCGCTACTTTTTGGTTCTTCATCAATATTTCCTGTAGAAACTCAAAGCCTCGAACAACCAAACCAATAATACCTAAAGACTTTAAAGCGTTGCCGATAGATGCAAAAGCACCTCCAGCCTTCTTCGCTCCTGCTTCCGCTTTCTTGGCAGCTTCACCTGTTTGCTTTACACCTTGTTGCAGCTTATCAACCCCTTGCTGGGCATCTTTGCTGTCAACCGTTACTTTTATATTTATCGCTTCTTGCTGCGCCATTATATTAATTCAATTACTTTTAAAAATTCGCACTTTGTCGGTTGCATAGCTATCGGGTTATAATCCATAATCCGATTTAATCGCCACAGGCTCCCGTCTATATATAGCAACTTCCCAAAATCAAGATTGTAAATGTCCGTGTCATTTAACTTAATTTGAGCCGTTAATAACTTGCTGTCCTTGTCGGTTATCTCTGCAATGTATTCGCTCCAGTAGCTATTAAATAGGTTTACAGATGTGTATTGCTGTACCCGGAAATAAATTTCAGCAGGTGCTCCGAAATTAATATCAGATGTCGGGTTTAGATTCGTTTGCGTAAATGATGCAGTATTAAAAAACAGATGCCCTGCATATCCGTAATCATTATACGTTGCAAGCGTAGTACCTCCGTTCTTCATTGCCCAGCTAACCCGGTTAGTTATCTTTTGCGCCTGCATTATCCTAATAACCGAATCCATCGGGTCTTCACTTTGCTTTGTATTTGATAGCTTATAGATTGCAGGATAGATTTTATCAGTTCCCAAATATTGGTATAATGGTGAAGCTGCAAAAATTACCTCTATCTTTTCTGTTTCCTTTACAAATTCGCTTGCCGTATCTTCTATAAAATCCCCGTAGCCCTGATTATACTTTTTCCGGTAATTCTCCCCATAATAATCAGTATCAGGCTTGTAAGCAAACTGGTAATACCTTGCATTTAATTCCGACATCGGTTTTAATCGCATAGGCTTTGACCTGTCCATTTTATTAGTCCAGTCATATTGGGCTGAAGCTGTGTAGCTGTAAAAATCAACAAAAGGCTTAATGACCAGTTTTTTATCTACAAACTTATCTTCTACAACATAAAGATTAAACATCTTAACAATAGAAGAAAAGAAGTCCCGCTGGAATATTCCTTTTGGTAGGCAATCGTTTATGCTTATTACATCATTGTATGCAATAGGCACTTCAACAGGAACAGAACTGTCAAGCGTAAACTGACCACCGAAGGACTGGTAAGAAACAATGTTGCTGCTAACCTCAACAGAAATAATATCAGACTGAACCACGTTTACACCCGTAACATCAAGATTAAAATTTACGTAAAAATTTGATGACGGCACAAATCGGCTTTCTTCACGCAATACTGCTCCGTTTTTCTTTAGTCTAAATGTAACTGTTCCCGGTGTGCTTGTCAATGTGTTAACTTGCCCAATAGGTCGGCAGGTTATGTTAAGGTTTAGCGGCTCTGTTGCTGTGTATGTTATTGGATTGGTTCCAGTAAACGAACCAGCCGTAATAACAGTCATTGGAATATATGTAGGGTTGCTGTACGTTCCAATGGTAAAATCAGCATCAAAAACCTGTGTAGTCAAGCTGTTAATTCGCAGCTGATTGTTAGGTATTACAAGCCTATCAAACAAAGCCGTAGATAACAATGGGAAGTCCCATGTATAGCCTGAAGCTGTTATTATCTTGCTTAATATCTCCCTAACATAAAAAGCAGGTCGGAAGGCTTTAAAATCAAAATCTACCTTGTTGCCTGACATACCCCCGTAATCTATTAGTGGAAAGTAAATACCGCCACCAGTAACATTATTCCAGCTGTTTTGTATGTTGGTATAATTCCACGCTATGTTATATGCTGAAAAATCAAGGTTCTCTAATCTATTATTGCCTAATGCAGAAACAAATCCTCCTAATTCACCAAATACAGCGCATTCGTACTCTATTATCCCGTTATCTATCACAATTTCCAAAAGCCTTAAAACGCCTTTAAATACCTGAATCTTATCTATAAGGATAACACACCGGGCAGTCGCAGCAGGATTAAAATTATAGCCGTAATTTTGGTCTGTTGGGTCATAAGGCGTTGACCTGTTAAAATCAAAAACGTGTCCAAATATTTTGTTATTGTTCGCATTGCCGGGAAGTACAATCGTTTTACTAAATGATGTGTTCCGGGTACCGAAGTCCTGAATATCGTCTATTGAGTAGGTTAGTTCTGCACTAATATCCTGCGTTAAATCCAGCCGCTGGTCTTCTATGTATATTTCCGTTCTCATCGGTACTGCGAATTTACAGCGTTTGGGTACTTAACTTCCAACTCCATAAAATTACCTTTATCGGCATACTGCACTTTCGAATCAAAGTTCGTATTCGTTACCAGTACTGGGTAATGGTAGCCTCCATTGGTTAAGTATACTTCAGGGCTGCCTAATAAATCTTTAAGCCAGTTATAATTTTGTACGTTTAGCATTGCTGACCGCAACTGAAACAATACATCCTGCTTGGTGTAAAATGATACGCTACCCGGATTATATCGCTTGAAGCTGTCGTACTGGCGCATAGCCAAAGCGGAGGCGTTGTATTGGTATTTATCCAAAGCATATTCTTGTCGTTCATAGTTTCTTTTTTCTTTGTTTACCAGCCTAAATCCAAATGATTCATAGCCGCCTAAACTATTTTGAAAGGTCAAGATAGTAGGCACAAACTTCGCACCGCAAGCCAATGTTACTAATATTTCGCTGCTGCTAGTTGCCCCGTAATTTAATTTGATTCCATACCCGTAAGCGTTGGCGTTTATAATAGTGCTTCCGAAGTGCGTGTTAATTGCACCCGGTGAAATATCTAATAATAAAAAGTTGCCTATGCTTTGAGTTGTCGTAGTTGATGCGCTGCCAACTGTTCCACCTGCTTCATTAATCACCCTAACCGTTGCCGTCATGTTTACATTTGCACCAAAAGGATTAGCCCATGAAACAAACAAAGGTTCAGTAAATCCGCACTCTACTTTTGTCGTATCTCGAAAGGTTAGCCAGTTGCTTACCCTTGTTCCGAAATAACTTGTAGATGGGTCTCTGAAAATTGGTGCATAAAAGTTGTATGCCTGATAAGTTGCATTGGTTAGGTTAGTGTAAGTAGTTCCACCGTATTCTTCCCCGTATTGGATTTGATAGCTAACGTAAATGTCAGCCCCATTATATGAAAACAGTGTAGCTGTTGCGTTCGGTTTAAAGCCTGAAGATAGATAGCTGCGAACAATCGTAGCAGCATTGAAGATTCCCTTTGAAGTAGATGGGTCAGGGAATTGTTTTACCCGTGCTACCAATATGCTATTTATATAAACATCAAAAACAAACTTAAAGTTAGCCTGTGCAACATTTGTGCTGGTAGTAACAAACCAAAGGTCATCATGAGCCGAGGGGTACGCTTCAGGGGTGCTGTTAACTGTTATCGCCATAATTACTTATTCTCACTATTAATTAGCGCATTCGCTTGTTTTATGTACACCCGAACATCCGATAAGAAAGCCGAACCAACTGCTGCTACAAATTCATCACCGAAATATTGCCTAACTGCTGAAGTAAAGAAGTCTGTTTTCGGCAGACCTCGTTTCTTTATTGCTGTAGCTATTTGGTATGCTGTTTGTCTTTGTACATCAACATTGCCGACAGATTGCCGCTTTGATTGTAGCCTGCTCAAATTACTGCGCTGGTCCTCACTCCTGCTGCTTATGCCGTTACGCTTTACCCATTGCAACATGGCATCCACCATTACCCCGTCATACTTTGGTCGGGCTGATTTAAAGCTAAAAGGACTATCAGAAGGCTCACCGGATGTAAATCCTTTTACGCCCTGATTGACAAAAGGTGCATAATTGGCAGCTTCGCTGTTTAGTGGGTAGCCTGCTTCTATGGAGTAAACGCCTTTGCTGTTCAAAAGGTCTCCTTGCCTTAATTCTTCAGAAAGCCTTCCAGTATCAACTTTATTAGCTTTAATTATGTTTTCCTGCACCTGAAGCAGGAAGTTGCCTACCACCTCAATAAGTAGCTTTTCAGTAACTGGTGCTTGTCTTTTATCTGCGTAGTTTGTTTTGTCATTGCCGAGGTCATTCAGGAAGCCTTCATTAAGCGCATCAGCCTGCAAAGATTTAAGCGATTGTTTTGCCACGAGCCTTTTTATTTAAATAGTCATCATGGGCGTTTTTAGCCTTTAGGTACGCCAAATCATTTAGGAAGTGTACAGCTGTCATTTTATAGACATCATCCAGAGAAACCCGTTCAAATTCGCTCACAAGGTGTGCTTGGTATATCCAGCCGTATTGTTCAAGGAAAGGGTGATTGCCTTCTCTATCAGTTTGTTCATCCTCCCCGTCTTGTTGTTCAGTTCCAAATAATGTTGCGTAGTTTTCATCAAGTTGTCGAATGTTGGATAAAAAAAAACCAGCACCCCCATTGCTTCTTCAATATTTGCAGCCTTCAATCTTTCCGCATCTTTTTCAAATTCCGATATTCTCGGTCTTTTTTTTATGATGCCGTACTTCAGCTGATGCGTATAAACCGCCAGCAGGTTGTGGATGTTAGCCACAAAGTCCTGCATAAAATATTTTGTTTCAATGTATTTGCTGGTAACAAAATCAACAAAGCTATAGTCAACCCCGTAGAAATAGCCTTTGCAATACAGAATAGTTCTGCGCCTCGGGATTATTTCGGTTTTTAGAAAACCTAATTCTTCAACATACTTTGCCATCTTCAACGGCTTTAGTTGCCGGACTTGATTAATGGTTAACCCAAATAGCATAGCAATCGTTTCCTGTGTTGCTTCTAAATCGCTTAACCCCATTTTACCGATTTCGGCAAGTTGTTGGTATTGTCCTACTGTTACGTCACTCCATTTCATGCGAAAGAATATTTTCCTTTGTTTCTATATTGGTTAACGTGCTGATTTGCTAAAGCTAATGCCATAACAACATCATCATGAAAGCCTGATGGTGCAGAATACCTAACACCTCCTGCATGATATTGGTACTCGAAAATTTCCAATTCCTGCGTTATTATGCCAGCCGGGAAGGTTATTTTGCGCTGATGTATAGCCGCTTGCAGCCCTTCCATAAGTTGTTGCTTGCTTGTTTGGCTGAACTTGAAGCCTGTTACTTCCAGCCCATCGTGCTGAAGTTCTTCTGTTATCGGGTCTCCTACCCCTGTCGAATCTATCAGTATGGGTGCTTTTGGTAGTAGTTTTATCTTCTGCTTTGTAGTTCGCCAATCGTTTTGGAATCTGTCAAAGTAACAAACTGCCCCCATTCTGTCCATCCCGATAATAACTGTCCAGTCCGTAGATTTGGCAAGGTCAATACCATAAACCGCAGGGGCTTCCGTACTCATTGGATAAGTACATTGCTGAATAAAAGCACTACCGAAAGGGTTAGCCGCATTTTCCATTGGGTTAGCCATGTATTCCTGCTCAAACACCGCTTCAGGTAATTGAGTACGTGCGTCATCAATCTCGGTTTTATTTATGTGTGGGTTGTCATAAGTTGTAAATTTAAAAGATTCCCAATCGTTAGGGCTACTGTTTCTGAAATCTGTTACATCACTTCCTTTCATAAAAAGGGAATAAAAATAGTTCCTACCTTTTGGGGTTGACAAAAACAATGCTCTACCGATATAGTCGGTAAGTGTTGGTCGGATAGCATTTAACCACCCATCCTCAAGGTTAGGAATAAAAGAAGCCTCATCCACTACAACAAGGTGGAATTTCCTACCCCGTAGATTATCAAGCCGCTCACCTGTAAAGAATTGGATACTCCCCTTTGTTGGTAGGCTTATCGTTAATTCTGACCTGTTTGCCGGGAAAGGTACAGCCTTTGCTAACTTATCGAAAAAAGTCTTTGCAAGATTATACGTTGGCGTAATGTATGCGACCTGATGACCTTTGAGTGATTCGGTTATTATTTCGATTTGTGATAGTTCTGATTTGCCGAACCTTCTGCCGCACATTACAACCCTGAACCTTGCAGGTGATTGCAGGATAGGAAGCTGGTTGATATGTGGTTCAGGCAGTTCAATCCTCATAGAATAGTCTTCCCATTTACAAATACCACTTCAATCTTTCCGTCATTAGTTACCTCTGCCGTTTCCTTTGGCTTGCCGTAAACCCTTGTTAAAAGCGTTTCCAATGAGTACAAGCTACCCTTCTCTAAACTTTTCCGCATCGCACTTGCTATTGTCTTTTCCAATATGGTAGCCTGTGGGTTTTCATAAACCCCTTTGAGTTCCTGTATATCCATTGCCATCATCGTCTGAATAGTATCATTTATCTCGGATAATTTATACCCTGCATCCTTCAGAAGGCTAACATACTTCCTCGGTCTTCCGTTTGGGTTTCCGCTTTCACCCTGCTTAAATTGATTAAGATGTTGGTTCTTTATTGGCATAGCCTGTTATTTGCCTGTTTTGATATATTTTACCCCGTTCCTTTTGACCTCCAAACTCGGGTCAAGTTTTATCATCCTGTCCACTATTACCTGACAATATTTTGGGTCAAACTCTACAAGATACCCCCTCCTGTTTAATTGATGTGCTGCCACCATTGTAGTTCCTGAACCTCCAAAAGCATCCGCTACGATATCCCCCTGTTTACTACTATTCCCAATTTGATAAGCAATCAAAGGAATTGGTTTCATTGTTGGATGTTCTGCGTTCCTGCTTGGTCTGTCAAATTCTAATATAGTTGTCTGCTTTCTATCCGAATACCACCCGTGAGCAGCACCCTCTTTCCAACCATATAGGCAAGGTTCGTGCCTCCATTGATAATCTTGTCTTCCCATTACCATTGAGTTTTTAACCCAAATCAGACACTGCTTTACCATTATACCTGCATTCTTCATTGCAGACCTAAAGTTTGCTCCTTCTGAATCTGCGTGCCAAACATACCAAGCCCCACCTGCTTTGGTGTAACTGCCTAATGCTGTATAGAAATCGTAAAGGAACTGGTAGAAAGAATCATCGGACATACTATCGTTTGCAATAGTCAAAGCATCCTTTGTTTTACCTTCGTATGCCACATTATATGGTGGGTCTGTTACAACTAAATCTGCTAATTGATTTTCAAATAGTTTTGCAAAAGTATCTGTTTGTGTACTATCCCCACAGATTAACCTGTGCTGTCCAATTTCAAATATATCTCCAAGTACAATATCAGTCTTTAAATGTTCGGGTATTTCATAATCATCCTCCTCTGCTTCAAGCACTTCCGTTTTAAAATCCGGTATATCTAAACCCCAATCTGTCAACTGTTCAGCATCCCAATTATTTGCAAGGTCTTCCCAGTCCCACTCACCAAAGCCAACGTTATCTTTAATAATAAACTGCTTCTGTTGTTCTTCTGTTAGGTCATCGGCTTTTATTATATCTACTTCTTTCAATCCTGCTTCTTTGCAAGCTTTCAACCTCATGTTACCACCCAGCACTATCATGTCAGCGTTAACCACAATAGGGCGTAGGCTTAACATCTCTGGAAATTCCTGTATAGACTTTACCAGCTTTTTAAACTTGTCATCTTTTATCAGCCTCGGATTGTTCGGATTTGCTTTTACCTCGCTGATTTTTACTTTTTGTGTTATCATCTGTTTTGTATTTACCCGTTGCTAATATAGCCTGCCAAACTTCTACCGCTTTTTCTTTGGTATCGTAAACGCATGAGCCGTTACCTATTCTCCATTTCCCGTTGCTGCATTTAACTACTGGCATGGTTAATTAATTTAATTTGTACGTTTTAAAAAAGCCTGCCATTTTAAGTATTCTGTTGCGCCTTCTATATCATTTTTACCCTTGTACTCAAGATTCGATTGCTTTATTATTGGTACATAAGATTTAAAAGTTTGATATTGCCGTACATCCCAACCAATTATCTCATTGTAAGGAATACTAACAAACCTTTTTACGCCATAATGGTCATCCCATTCTACTTCGTAAAATTCCATGATTAATCTATTAAGCTGTTAAATAATTCTGCCCTCACCTGATTCCACTTGTGCAAGTTATGGTTCTCTACCGCCCATTCATAATTAGCCAATCCGATGCTTTTTCTTACCGATTCGGATTTAGCTAATGTCTTAATGTGTTTATACCAATCACCCTGCTTTGATACTTTTAAAACGTGCGGACATTCGGCATAAGGTGAAACATCTGAAGCTATTACAGGAATCTTCTTGCAAGCCGCTTCCAACACTTTTAGGTTGGACTTCATGCTATTAAATTCTGAACCTACCAATGGCACTAACGCTGCATCCGCTTCGCTGTAAAAGTTCATGTATTGTGCAACAGGTAATGCAGATTTTACATGACAGCTAACTTTTAGCCCTGCTGTGTAATTATGAACCATCCTATCCCATATATCTTTGCTCCGGGCATTGCTCCCGTCATAGCCGCAAATAGTAAAATGCGTTAGCTTTTTTAGTTCTGAATCCGTTGCCACCCTTTTCATTGGGTTATGCAAGATTTCAAGGTCACGCTGGTGCGTTACGCCTCCAGCATAAACGAATCGACATCTTCCTTCCTTTCCTTCCGTTGGTACTATATCAGATATAAACTGGTCTTGCCCGTATGGTAAAGCGTTAGGCACTACATGAACGTTTTTATTAAGGCTTAAAATCCTATCCCTTAACTTTTCGTTAGTAGTGGTTACCATATCCGCTGCCATGATATAGTCCATAATCTGCTGCGTAGGGTAGCCATGTTTCAATATATGCCATTGGTCAAGGTGCCAATAGTCGTCAACATCTACAACCAATTTAAACCCGTACTTCGCCTTCACCTCCATTACCTCATGTACAGGCTTCACCTTGCTATCTTCGAAGATGCAGCGATTAATTAGAACTATGTCATAACCCTGCTCCAGTTCTTTTTGATAAAGCGTATCCGAAAAGAAAGCCTTTTCACGCTTCATGAAAGCTATCGGCAAAAAAAGCCTGTGATAACTTACACCGCTAAACCTATCCCCTACTGCCATTATTCGCATGGTGTACCTTTTAGTTGTACCTCAATCGTTTCCCCTGCTAATATTCTATCCAATACATCATCAAGCATTTCCCTCTGTTCTGGCTCCAATAGGCTGCATTTTTCAGCTATGGATACATAAGCAAATACATCGCTTTGCATTTCTTTACGAAAGCCTTCCCGTACTTCATCGCAAAAATGTGGGTACGTTCTCATGTCCATTAATACCCACTTCATCTTTTTGCTGTACTCACTGAATTTAGCCGCTCCCCGTGAGCCGCCATGCTTTCTGTTTGATTCCCTTACAAAGTCATCCATGTACTCTATGGCTGCCCGTAGATGATGAATTGCTGACATAACGCTACCTTTCATATTTGTTTGTGTTTTGTGTTTTTTCCAATAGCATCGCCCATGGTGTAGGAAGTCCGGGCATCCGCTTAACTTCATAGCCTAAACCCTTGAAAAAAAATACCCATTCTTCAGGAGGCAAAATATGTATATGACCCCACATTGCATCAAATTCAGGGTTGCTGTAAGGCGTACTGCTAAATAATATAAGCCTCGGTGTAACCCGGCTAAAAAAGTACCGCAATTCTGCTTCCGTCATGTGTTCTGCCACCTCAATCATTAACAGCAGGTCTGTTGTAAATATTGTTTGTGTTTGAAAAAGTTGCGGAAACTTTTCGAACATATATTTTCTGTGCTCTTCCCATATTTCGAAGGCAAAAACTGGCTTGCCTAATTCATGGAATGCATTGCTGTAAAGCCCGGTACCTGCACCAAAATCGAAAACGTCAGTATATGGTTCGGTAATACATTCAGCCGTTTTGCGTGCCAAATCTCTAAAGGCTGGGTTATCTGCACTGATGCCCATCTCTAACTCTAACTTCAAAAACTCGGCTGGTGTAATTGTCATGCTTTTGGCTTTCTACCTCTTTTCTTTATTTCTACTGGCTCTGCACCTTCTTCAGGCTGGATATTGTCCAAATCATCCGGGAACGTAAATGCCTTGTTTTTCTCATTATCAAAATGGTTGCTTAACCTAATAAGCATATCAAAAACGCAGGAAGAACAATAGTAAGTCAATGCAAAATGCGGGTCAAGGTAAGTCTGATAAAGCCTTTCATATTCACCTAATACTGAATGCGGAATGTTCCTCGTGAAACCTAATTTAACAGATTCAAAGTTTATGATATGCTCCTGACAAAAATCTATCTCCTTTTGTGTCATTGTTTGAAATTAATATTTTGAATAAAGTTTTTAATTGGGTTAACCAATGCCCCCGCAAGGCATGAAACAATGATGAATGTAAGCGCATAAAAAGGCACAAATTGGAAGGCTAACGCTAACCACGTAGATAAACACATCAAGCAGTTGAAAGGCTTAAAATCAAGCCGCAAAGCCTTGTGCATTCTTGCCATTTCAATGAAATAAACCGCTGCTAAAATAGCTGCAAATAATATCTGAAGCTGGTGGATTAGTTCGCTCATTTAGTAGGTTTTAACAAAATTAACATTATTCTTTTATATTGCTTTTAATCTCTGTTTTTATTTTCTTTCGTGCATCGCTTATTGTCTTGCTTAAACTTCTGTATGGTATTTTGGTACGCCTTGATAACTCGCTAATATTTTTCAGTTCTGCAAATTGTTCCATTACAGATTTTTCGTACCAATGCAGCCCAGTCATTGCCTGCTCTACCCTTGCAAAGGCTTCTTCATTGCTTTCTTGCTTGTCTTGTAGTTCTGTAAAGCCTTCCGGCAAGTCATCCAAATAACGCCTATAAACTTTAAAGAAGGTGCTTCGGTCTGATTTTATCATGGTAAGCATAGTACGGACAAGGTAGAACTTTAATATCTTTCTTTCGTGCAGGTCAATCAACCGGGCTTCTTCCATTTGGCAAAGTACCATAAACATTTCACTACGCAGGTCATCCTGCAATTCAACAGGGCGCATTTTACCTATTGCCTCTGCTATATCTGCATCATTGTAAAGCCTTGTTATGATTTCATCCCTTCTGTCCAATAGTCCAGCTTTATTTGCCTGTTCACTTCATGGGCTATCAAACACATCGCCCCTGCTGCTTTCGCTTTACTCATAAATAGCGTTTGGTCTGGCTTTATGGTATCTCCAATCTTTTTAACCTCACAATACACCGCCTGCCCTGTTTGCTTATGGTAGCCGATAATGTCAGGCACACCTCTTTCACCTATGAACTTTCGACCTCTGACTGCTAAGTTATTATTTCGCCATACGTAATAACCCCACATATTCAGCATCATTATTGCGTGCTTTGTTATTTGCGAAGCCGTCAGGTCTGCCATTTGTTACATTTTAACTGCAAAGCCCTGTGTTATCATTTTTATATTAATGTCCGTTCCGTTGGATTTTATTACTACAATCGGTCTGCCGTACTTATCCAGTCCTGTGCTGATGATGTCTACCACCTGACCAACTGGTAGGCTTTCCATTAATGCAGTACGTGAATCCTTGCCTGCATCGACTGACATTTCAGGGGCGTTTATTCCTGCCATCCGGCAATTTGCTGTATATGACAATCTAAAGCCTAAATCAATGGTAAGATTGACAGTATCCCCATCAACAACCCGGTTAACTGTCGCTTTGTAATTGTACATGATTACTTTTTTACAAGTTGATATGAAGCGAAGGTAACGCCGTTTTTTGTTATCATTTCGGTAATGATTGGCAAGCCTATTTTTTTCAGGCTATAAATAAGACCTGAAAGTCGCATTGTCCCAAATTTTTCATAAGCCTGCACAGCTGTAATTTTTTTCCCGGATTGAAGGTGTGCCTTAACTTGCTCTAATTGTGTTTTCTTCTTTTTCATGGTATTTGGTTTTAAAAAATGTTTTCTGATTTGTTCTTTAGGTTTTCTAAATCTATAAGCAAACGCTGGCAATAAATCGCTCCGTCTAACATTTCCTCCTGTAAATGGGTAAGCCATTGCGCTTGCGTTAAATCTTTGCGCTCCATTGTCGTTCCGTATTTCTTTATTCCAACTTGACTGCGTTGGTACATTTTTCTGATGACTGCACTCACTATCGGGTCATCGGTGGGTATGGTTTCAAAGTCCATTGGTGTATGTTTTATTGTAATAATCATGTTCGTCTTGATAAATCTTCCGGCCCGTATAATGATGTGAATCATTGTTCATTTCTCCAGCTATAAAATCTTCTTCAATTTGCTCCTTCTCCACCTCAATCAACTCCTTACATTTAACAATTAATTCAAGTGGTATTGTGTACTCATGAGCCATTAACTCATCTAAC